CGTCAGTTGAGAGCGTGTCAGTGGCAGCGTTCGGGTCTACTTCTGGCTCAGGAATAACGTCACCGAACTCGTTGACAGCCTGTCCGACAGAGTTTCGCATGACAGGCTTGAGTGCGAACTCAGACACGTCCTCGCCTGTGAACGGATTCACTGTTCCAGTGTTTATAGACGGAGCACCAAACCCCGGCTGTGATAAGTTTGGAACACCATCATTCACGCTCGAACCGACAGCGTTCCGGTCGAAGGTTCCACCCTGATCGTAGATTGATGCACCGGCTGGCCCCTGCCCGAAACCTCTAGTCGGGGCAGGTCGGTTCAAGAATGTAGAAGGGTCAGCTACACTCTTGTGAGTTTGGCGTCCGCGACGTGTCTGAACCGCTGGCTCATCTGAGCAGCCAACGTGATAAACGGTCGACCCCACTTACGTGCCAGCGCCATTCGCTGCTCTGGCTCCATGTTCTTTATACGCTGTTTCACCTGAGCACGGGTCAGCTTTCGCTTCATCAACGGTGCAACTGCATCAGTTCTGAACTGCTTGCGCAGCTTTTCGCCGTACTCAGACGCCTCGCTTACGACTCTCGTATACAGAGACGTGTCATTCTTCGTCTTGCTACCCCGGCGACCCACACGTGAATCCCGTTCAGCAATACTTTGCTGCAAGATGCCAGCGTCACCCAACTGAGGTGACTCTGACAACTGACTGAACGAAGAGTTTGATGAAACCATTACGACCTAAATCCTGACAGTGAATCGTTTAGCGGCTCGGTCACTCGTGCACCGATACGCCCTTGTGCCTCAAGCGGCTCACCTCGAGACGGTGTACCGAACTCCGCTTGTTCTGTTGGAACACCTGCTTGCGGTATTCCTGCACCGTCTACCGGAGCGAAGTCGCCAGAGTTCCCGGCATCGGGGCCATTGGGTGACTCAAGCGGGTTCTCCGGTGCACCTTCTTCTAGGGCTGCGAGGACATCATCGATTCCGATTTCCTCTGACGCTACCCTAGCGTATATCTGCATCATCTCAGGCGATTGCATGACCTTCCACTTCATGATGCGCTGGATAACTTCATCGGCGTTCTCCACCTTGAGGAAGTCCTCGAGCACAGTCCACGGGTCAAGCAGCTGTTGGGTGTAGTAGTTGAGTCCGAGCATACCTCGACGGTCATCTCGAGTCGGGTCTACCGGCTCAAGGTCTACGTTGAAGTGGTACGCACCCTTCCACTCATCAGGGTTGATCGTAACGATCTCTCGACCGCTTGGCTGATCTCCCCACAAACTAACGGGTTCTTCTACCAAATGCTCCATGATCGAAGCTGCACGGTTGAGAAGAGTTGCAGCTTGGCGACTCATCCTCGTTGTGACTGGACGGAACAGTTGGCGAGCCTCACCCATGTGAAGTCCGCTCATTGTTCCAGACGTCATGCCTTCTTCCCTCATACCTTCAATGGCAGGGGAGAATGTATTTTCGGACTGAATTGCTTTCAAGTCCTGTTCATATCGGTCGAGCCAACGTGGAGGCTCAGGCAACTCCATTGGGCGAGGTGCAGTCTTGCCGATGTCGGGGCCTTTGGCAGATAGAACTGCGCCTAGCCCTGCTGCAAGTTCAGTGATGGTCTTGTCAGGGTCATCCGATACGAGTGGAGTCATGCCGTAAAGCTGTGCTTGCCAACTCTTGATCGAGCGAATCCGAGACTCTTCCATCAACTCATCTTCGATGAAGAACAACATACCTCGTGACATATCTTCTGGCTTACCGCCGAGCCACGACCACGGGCCGAATCCAAACTGGAACGGAGCGTACCCGTAGATGTTCTTGATGGCTCCACGCTCTGTGTCGCCGGTCGCTTCGACTGTGTAGGAGACGAGATCACCGTCACCCATAACCATTCGCCAGTTACTCGACCAGTAGATCGTGACCTCTACGTTCTGGAAGTCACGCTTGTTCTTCGGGTTGTTCCAAGTTTGAGGCCACTGAGACTGAAACTTTCGCTTGTTCATCTCGTAGCGTTTGACTACCCACTCAGGGTTAGCCGGTGAGGTTTCGTCGAACACAACAGTGTTCGGGTCTATCGCTTCTACTTGAAAAGCAAATCTCTCTGCCTGTTGTATCTGGAAGTGGTGACGTTCACGCTCGTACTGAGATCGGGTCTTGCCGCCCTTAGTCGGCGGGGTAGGCCACCTGTCGAAATGGAAGAACGGCCCCTCGAGACACCACATGCCCATCATTGCGTGCTTCGCTGCTGTCTCAAGCGGCGGCTGCATATTGTCTGTTGCTATGTTTTCAAGGAAAGCTGACCCCCACTTCTCTAGGCGGTCGGCAACTTCCTGTGCTTGGTTCGTCTTGTTACGTGCTGGATAGCGAACGATTGGTCGATCACTTACAACAGTAGATGCGACACGGTGAACCTTTGCGCCACCCGTGCCGGGAAGAATAGGCTTGAAACGATCAGGGTCAGGCGGGTCTAAGAACGGCTGATACCGCCTATTCACAATGTCCCACATGCGTTTCGTTTCAGTGATGCGAGTGCCGTGGGTTGAGAAGGCGTCGTTCGCCAGTTCTATAACCTCATGCAGCTCTGGTTTCTTCTCTGCATCTTCTCGTGTCTCAATCGCCATTATCGGTCATCCCATCCGTATTCACGCTGATCGGGCATCAATGGTGCACCCGTTGGTCTTAGAGAGGTCGGTCGCATCCATGACCTCGGGGTTGGTTTTGTGTTTCGCACATTTGACCTCAAGTAATCAAGTGCCTGTGACATAGAGTCCACTTGGTCATCGAACCGTGCGTTAGGAAATCCTGCCATTTCAGTTGTGAAGTCTCCCACCCACGGGGCTTGCTCTGGCACGAACAACCTGCCAGCTTCGAGCAGACCTGTATGGCCTACCGCTCTAGTAAATTTGTCACCCTTACCCATCGGGTCGACAGTCCTCAATTCCCATAAACTTGAGTCTACTTCGAGGTCACGAATCACTGATTGCCCAAGTCCACGGTTCTCGATTAGTACCACGTTCGGGCGCCTATCGTCCCGCAAATCATACAACAATGGGAGTAATTCACCATAGCGGCGGCGCGATCTGTCTACAAATGTCAGGTAGTAACCTTGCGGCCCGACGCACCATTCAGTCATAACTGTCCACGATGCGTCGGCAGACTCACCCGAAGCAAAGTCCCAACTGTGCATACGGTACGAAAACTCCGGTGCTCGCTCCATCGGGTAACGCCCGAGTTTGACCATATCGAACACGTTGCCGCCCATAGCGGACGGGTCGCACAGGAACGTCATCGTGTATAGCGAGTTCCCTTTACGCTTGCGGATACCTTCTAGTCTCGAGAGCGGATACTCTTCTGGCCAGTTGGCTTCACCCGAATCAGGGTCGATCGCCGGGGTCATCATCGCCTTGAACCCCATGCCACCGTCAGCTTCGTTCTCAGGGTTAGGCTCACGAGTGTAGAGAGGCCACAGATCAGCGTCACTCCAACGTGTGAGGATGGCGAACCATCTTCCAATTGGAACGTCGTTCGCATCTGTACGCAGCCGGTCGGACATTACACCTTTGAGCCAATCCCTCTGAGAGTTCATGGTCGACGGTGATCTCACGTCCTGCTGGTCAGTAAGGTCATCGGTGAAGATTTCCTCAAAGTGCATACCCTGTACTGCGCCTTCAACACCCACACCCATAAGTGTCGGCTCAGGCCGAGCAGCGTTCTTGCGCTTGATAAACATGGTGGTTCTGTTCCAACCACGGCGCGTATCAGGTTCTATGTGCGGGAATACAAGCTGGTACTTCTTGTTGGTGGTGATCGTCTCTTCGACAGACATTACCTGCTTGGATGCTTGAGCCTCGGTGTTCATAGCGAGACACCTTGCCCAATCGGGATTCTGCCCGATTGAGTATTCGACCCACATACGAATCACTCGTGACTTCCAGAACTCAGGGGCAGCTGAGATCGCCACCTTCTTATCTTCTGGCTTGTCCGATTGGAGTATGTCTACCCACTCCATCATGTGCCGAGCCAGTCGTACATCATGCACGTACATGCAGAAGTATTTGAAGTCTCGTCGTGCGAGTTCTGCTTTAGCTAGTTCCTCGCGTGGAATCGCCTGTGTTGTCATCTACAAATCCTGCCATTTGTTTGAGTTTGTCCTGATCGAACTCGCCCATTGCATTAGCTTGGCTCTCAGGGCTTAGGTTCCCGGCAGCATGATCTGCAAGGCTTTTCGATGGGGGGTCTTTAGCACCGAGCAGTTCCATGAGTAGCTTCTGAGAGGCAGCTTGACCACGCCTAGATGTGATTCCAAGTGCAACACCACGTATCTCTGCAAAGATTAGTGCTTGCCCGAGCGTTACTGCGGTCTTGATCTTGTCAGGATTTTCAACTTTGTATGCGAGCCATTCGTTCTGATCGATACCCGTGATCTGTATAGCGTCTGCCTCGCGCCATGCACGTGCTATCCAGCCGCAGACTTGAATCATCGGGTCACTGGACTCAGTGTATTTGTCACGGAGTTCACCGAACGGGTCGAGTGGCCCCGACGCTTCCTTCATTGAGGGCTGCGCCGGGGTTTTCTTGTCTGACTTTCCAGCCATGATTACCCTTCGTCGACAGGGTTGTTTCGCTTGTGCAGATTAGACCGCTTGTGTCCTGCAAGCCCCGCAGCCGTAGTGTGGTGCTTCGGAGTCTCGTTAGTGTCAGGGTCAGGGCAAGTCTCACAGTCATAGTGAGGGCCATCGTAGTCACAGAGCAATGACATTGGAACAGGCTCGTCTGTGACGATACGAACATCTTCACCAGCCATGATTCCAGCGATTCGCTCGTCTGATTCGGCTTGAAGTTCAGTCAGCACATCTTGTACTTCATCTTCCTGCCGCTGCAATTCAGCGTCGATCTCAGCCAAGATCGCATCGTACGAAGGGCCGCGCCGGTATATGTGGCACTCTTCTCCGCTATCACGCTTGGCGATGGTCGTTCCACCTGAGAGTTCAACGGTCTGCACGTGGTTGTCAGGCCACATGATCGCCATTGAACTAGCGGACGGTGAGCACGCTGTAACAAAGTGTCCTGCAACTCTTGGACGAGTGCGTAGGTCATCTATGTGTGTGGTTGTCATCGGTATCTCCTAATTGATTTAGTAACCCGCGGAGAATAACACAAACGAAAAAGACCCCGCTATAAGCGAGGCCAATTTCTGTGAGTTGATGAGACTCACGGAGAGTACGATGACGTCCCGCTTCGCGCTTCTCTTGTGTCGAAGGGTGCGGGGGCGGCCAAGCGTACCGTGAGTCTTACATCACCCGATGCTGGCGTCAACCTAAATAGGCTTTGGAAACCTTGAATCAGCAGCCATTACTTCTTCCGACGAGCCATGCCTTTTTTGACAGGCTTCTTCTTGCTCTTCTTAGGAGGGCGACCTACCTTTGAACCGTAAGTCCCTTTACCTTTTGGCATCATAAACCTCCTGAGTTTCTAACTACGGCTTTGCGTACTTAGTCTTGACTGCTGCAATCGCATCAGCCCATGTGGTCGTACCGTCTACGCTGTCATGGTACTGCATATCAAGCTGGTCGCCGATGCTGGGGTAAGCCTCGGCACGGTACTGAGCGTAGTTAGGAGACTTGCCACCGTTCTCTTTGATGTTGGTTGCAATCTCTTGATCGAACGATGCTTGCGCCCACTCGTCAATCGTCTTGTCGTACTCAGCGGTCGTAAGTTCTATCGACACACCATCGACCATCTTTGTCAGGCTAGGATTGTCTGCCTTTATTGATGTTTTCCATTGGGCTAGTGTTGCCATTTATCCCACCCCGTACATGTGTATTGTTCCTGAGTCGATATTGCCGCTGTCGAACTTGAAACTGATTTCGTCGATAGCAGATGTTGTGTTGATGTAGCCAGCGGTCGGCATGGTCAACGTGTAATCGTCAGAATGGCCGCCATTTCCGCTTGACACAAAGTGCTTCACGTAGGTCGTGCTAGCTGGGGCGTAGAGAGTCAGTATTCCACTTGTCGATTGGTCATTATCGTTGCCTGTCGCCCTTGACCCAATTCGTTGATACGCCGTTCCCTGCGATTGGTCTGAGCCTCCTTGGTAAGCAAGAATAGAGCCAGTGTTATTTTCACGCAAATGAGCGTTGAACGCTGTGCTGGTAATCGTTTCGTTGAAGCCTGACGCACCTACTGCGTTGACTTGGAAGCCGAAATTTACGCTATCAGTCGCAGGATGCATGTTCACAAAATGGAACTGGTATTCGTTGTACGTGCTATCAATGCCGGTCGTGAACGATACGGTCGCTGATGCTGACGCTGTTACTGAGGCGATGTATGTAAGTCCCATTAGCTAACTCCAAACATCTTGATAGTTCCTGCGTCGATATTGCCTGATTCAAAAGCGAAACTTATCTCGTCAATGGCTGCGGTTGTATTTATATATCCAGCATTGAACATGTTGTTTGTGTATTCATACCCGGTAACTCCGTTCCCAACAGCGGTAAAGTGCTTCACATAGGTTGTGTTAGATGGGGCGTAAAGTGTGAGAATCCCTGACACCGATTCATCGGCAGCGTTACCTGTGTCAAAGGAAAAGAGTTTCTGATACGCAGTCCCTTGCGCTTGGTCGTCATTCCCATCGTATGTAAGAGCTGTCGCCCCTACTGTCTCTCGATTGTAAGCGTAAAAAGCAGTCGTGGTCATCACTTCGTTGAACCCTGTCTGACCAACGGCGTTCACTTGGAACTTGAAATCTACACTATCATTCGCAGGGTGCATGTTCACGCAGTGAAACTCATACGAATCGTAGGTCGAGTCGATGCCCGAAGTAATGTCGATGGTGGCACTCGCCGAGGCGGTATGTGTGGAGATTAGTGTTAGTGCCATTAGGCTTTCGCTATCCCGTACATCTTGATTTGCCCTGCGCCTATGTTGCCGCTTGAGAATTTGAAAGATATTTCGTCAATCGCTGCGGTCACGTTTATGTAACCAGCGGCATACGACTCCCTAGAATAAGCTGCGTAAGCAGCCTGTTTTTGCATCTCATGGGTACGAGATGTGAAGTGCTTTACATACGTTGTGCTTGACGGAGCGTACAAGGTAAAAACACCCTATATGTAAGCGCAGAGTTCCCGTTATCTTCTCGTAAATACGCTTCAAAGAATGTTGATGTAATAGTTTCGTTGAAACCGGAAGCACCTGCGGTGTTGGCTTGAAAGCCAAACTCTACGTCGTTGCTTGCCGGGTGCATGTTCGTGAAGCGGAATTCGTAAGCGTCGTAGGTCGAGTCGATACCCGAAGTGAACGACAACGTAGCCGATGCGCTCGCCGTAGCCGTTGCGATCAGCGTGTGAGCATCGGTTACAAGTGAAGGCATAGTCATACCGTTGACTGAAACGATGCTGGCACGATCGACGCCCATCATCGTCACGATGTCGGCGTGTGCTATTTCTGCGACTGAAACAATATCGACCATTTAGACCTCGATAAGTACAGGCGAAGGGTTGAAGTAGATAACGTCAGCGGTTACAGCATATCCGAGGATTTGCACCTGATCGCCTGTGCCGCTCGGCTTGGTTTGCGTGAGATCGCCAGCTGTGGTCGAGGCGTAAATCTCGCCGCCGACTGTCCACGCCCACGAATCG